CAAGAAACTGCTCCTTAGTGAAGTCTAGAAACTCTACCAACTCACCCAAGTGCGGGTAACGATCTTTGAAGAGGGATACCGTAGAGGGCTTAGTGGCGACATCTGTCATAGCCTTCTTGATGTGTGGAAGCCACAAATCACGAAGACCGGCTCGTATGTCATCCACCTTTTTCAAAACTGGCTCATCACCAGTCGTGTCAAGAAATGTAGCAGAGTCCCTGTCGTTAAAACCGACCGGATCTCCGGTCCTCACATAGCCACCATCTGGATTCTCAACATACTTACCGTGGATTGCCGACTTGGCTTGGTGGTAGGGTGATAACGCAGTTAAGCCACCGCCCGACATTCGGAATCCCTCTCCAGGTAAGCCCCTCCCGCTCCCCGCCGACAAGCCCCCCCTTACCACAGGAATCCTTTCACCCGCTTGGGATCGGTCCGGGTCGAAATCGATGTCCATCCCCCTCTCTCTATCCAGCGTAGTCTCTGCTATTTCAGCCTTATTGGACGCTGCACTCCTTACCGGCCTTGTGGATGCCAAGGTGTTTCGCAGGTGTTTGTTTGCTAGAGGGAACTTGATGTCGGCAGTCGTGTACCGCAAGTAGTCCGGCAACGGTATCTTTGTTTCCGTCATTCCCGGTAGTAAACTCTCGGCCCTGATAACATGGTAAGAACCAACCTGTTCCATACCCATGCTCTCTACAAGGTCAGCATGAACACTGTTTTCAAGGTCCAGTTTGACAGCAATCTCAACGGGGTTGTATGGACGCATCCTTTGGAGTGCTATGGTGAGTGCGTTAAGGGACTCGTTTGCATCAACATTCGTCAGATCAGCCACTCCAACATTCTCACCTAAGCCTAGGTCTCTAAGTTCCTGTGAAGTCTCTATCCCAAACTCTAACTTCGATCCTGAATCAAACTCACTCGTCCAGCGAACCTTTTTTATACCCTGCTCCTGTAACTCTGTTCTAACCCCTTCGTAAAGACTGGCTCGCATGGCTATGGTTTCTCCAGGCTGGCTTACGGTTTGGGCCGACCCGTGGATACGATCACTGTTCTTAAACCCGCCCAAGATGTCCCTAAGACCAACCAATGAATCCGGGGTGGTCTCGCCTCTTGCGAGTGTCGCTGGAATATCAAGTCCGTAGTTTGTGTATACTGTTCCGCTATTGTAATCAATAGGCACAATAGGCCCGAAGTTCTTACCATCTGCTATGTGCATGCCAAGCATCGCCAGGAATAAGTTAGACTCAGGCTTATAGTAGGTGTTTGGGGCAAACTGTACTTGCCAAGCAATGGATTCATCAAAAACCCCAAGCCCTTGACTTAGCATTTCCGAGAAACCGCTAGTACCTTGGTATGTTTTTCGGAAACCTGTATCAGAGTTTCCCGTAATCATTGGGATGAAAAGTCCTCGGGCAGAGGAACTTCCCCCGTCAGAATAACCATCCATCTTCTCTGCCCATATCAGAGCCTCTGCCTCATCGGCTCGCATGGTCGGGTCAATCATACCGGCTTGGTTATGATCTATTCTTTCATTTAGAATCGCCGAAGGATCGACACTGAAGCCATCGTTTGCTTTTACAGCACCGAACGGAGCAAGGCCGTCAAGTCCGGTCTTTTCATAATACTCACCATTGGCAATACTCGCCCTGAACTCGTCTGAATCAGTTTCCAAGGCTTCATAAATCCCTTTAGACTCTCTTGCAGTCAGGTCCGTCCCCAACTCATTATATGCGAGTTCCGCTACGCTCTCCGAGTTAGACCTTTGATCCCCATGTGGATAAAAACTGGAACTGCCTACCATACTAAGGTTGCCCTCGGCATCCCGAACAAAGTAAGTCGTAGATGCACTGCTGAGAGAACCCGGCATGAAATCATGCGTTTCTCCGGTGATGGCGGGATTCTCGGGAAGGTGGGTGGCGAGTTGCCTAGCGGTAAGGGGGGTGCCGACAATCGTAGAAACTCCTGGAGTTCCCCCATAGCCTTCCATGCTCCACAACCTCTGGTTTGCTGCACCAGCACCGTCATCGCCCCGTGCAACAGCAACAAGATCCTTAAGCACTTTGGATGTTAAGATTTCTTGGGGGGATTGCTGGGCTACCCAATACCGGAAACTCTCAGCAAACTCCTTGTCGAATAAAACATCTGAGACCAAAAGCAGTTTGTTCAAGTCAGTGATTTTCACACCACTTATATCATCTGGGAGGTGTTTCCTATGCTTCTTGATTGCTTGCGTTGCCCAAGCGTTTGGAGTACCGGCAAACCCTCGGGAAGTGTTTTCATTTATTATTCTCTGTCTAACCAGATCATCTAATGTAACCACTTCAAGCGGAAAACCCCTGTCCCTGCCGCTTCCTGCTGTATCCAAAGACCTGTTAAGGGGAAGTTCATTTCTTCTCTTGAGACCCGCCTCGCCCTCAGGGATCTCTGGAATGGTCTCAGCGGCAGGTATTGCTTCTTCCATTTTCAGGACTCGCTCAATGTTTACAGTGTCAATCTCTTCCTGCACTCGCTCTATCACATCGTCACCAAGTGCATCAGCCGCACTGAGTTCTTCGGATTTGGTCTTACGGGCAGCAGTCGCTTCTGCTATGTCATTCGCTACAGTGCGTTCTGCCTCATTAAATAACTCCGAATCATCTATTCGATCATAGGCATCCCCTACCGCCTCTGCATCCCTGAGCCTCGTATCCTCCCTGTCTACCAATGCTCGAAACGCATCCTCCAGTTCAGGAGGTATTAAGTCATCAGGCTGTCTAAGAACCCCTATGTCACCGTGCCACTCGATGTCCCTTTGCCAGTGCGTGTTCCCGTCCTCATCGGTGTATGGCTGGTTGCTCCTGTTGGCAGCCCTATGTTCCCGTTCAGCCCTGTCAACAAGTTCGTCGTTTCGCAGTTCTGCCGCCTCGTCTGCCAAGCGTTCGTGATGCTGCCTACGCTTCCTTACACCATCTGCGAACTCAGCAATGGTTGGGGATTCATAAGTAACCATTTCTTGTTCTAGGCCCATTGAGTCTAGTATCGTATGAACAGCACCAATCTCATCTGCACCATTAAGGTTGAATGACCGCACCACATCTTGCTTCTGGCTATCTGATAGCCGGGAAACTGGGTGGTTATTGTTCTCCAAGAACTCGCCACGCTGCACCACTTTGTCATAGACAGAACGCATCTCTGGGCTGAGGTCAATGTGACCTAAGCGTAGAGAGTTCTCATAGATCGTTTTGAGTATGCTGGCTAGGACTTCAAAAGTCCTCTTGAGGGCGGTGGTGGGGGCAGTCCCCTCTTGGATATACACCTCAAATCCGTCAGCGAAAGCCTCCTCCATCTTCCTAGTCCAAATATACTCGCCATCCTCACCCTTCTTGGCGACCTCTCCTGCTTGTTCTGCCGACCAGTTGGCAGCCGTGTCTAGTTCCTTTTGCTTTATGTCCCCGTAGTTACCGTTGACATACCTCTGAGTAAAGATGGTCTTACGGATCGCATGCATCTGCTCATGGAGGGCCGAGGATGCATCGGCCTTGTTGAACCCTTGGATAATAGACTTCATGGTGTCTGGATTAAACAAGTGCTGCCCACGAGGAAGGGCTGCTTGGCTTGCGTTGTATATGTAGCCGCCCTTTGAGTTGTCCAAGATCGCATTCAGCAACTTAGGCGTGGCAATGTCGGTGAGTTCGGTTGGGAAGATATACTTACTTGTTGACTTGTCGTACCTAACCCTTGTGTGCAACACCTTGTCCACCACATGCGACAGGTATTGCCCTTTTGTCATGTTCTGGACGGTTCGCCCAACATCGCTACCGTCTTCGTTCCCCCTAGACCTGTGCAGTTCTTTTTTATTGTTATAGGAATCGTCTAGGGCTTGCCTTACTTTCGCCGGAGCATCCCCGACTATCCTGGCATCTATCTCCTCGATCTCTTCAGGCGTGAAGCGGCTTCTGTCAAATGTTTGCTCTATCTCGTGAGCCAGCAACCCCACCCTAGTCGCACTCGCTTGGTATGTTGGGTCTGCCGCTTTTCTCCGGGCAACCTCGTCAGCATGGTCAATCAAAACCCTATTCGCAATGTCCTCTATCAGCAGCGGGTGAGCCAGATTGTTGGCTTCCCTAGCCACTCGTGGTTGCCTTGGAACCCTTCGCCTAGGATGGCCCATTGGGGCAGGTTCGGCTGGCCCCGCTAGAGTCTCCCTTATATCACTCATCTCATCTAACACGGCCTGTAGGTCATTGTCTTTAACCCGCTCACCCTCCAGCAATGCTCGCACTCTCGCAGTTGCGGAAGTAAGGTCTAGTTGACCTGCCCCATCCACAACTGGAATGTGCCCCGCTTTCCTTCGTGTCGGGCCAAGGGTGGTTAAGCCATTGTGCATGTTCAGGAAGTTCAGTTCAAAAAGGATGTCGTTTACGAGTCCTAAGTATTCTACCCGCTCACTGTCAGACAGGATGTCACCGTCTATCCTCTCCCTGTGGCTATCGTACCACCGATCATAGTCAGCCAGTTTATTGTTGATCTCGTGCAATGAGCGTATTTGGTCTGAACTCGCCAAGTACCTAAACGCCACCACCCTAGGGAAATACTTCTTAACGCTCATTGTCATGCTGCGACCAATATCGTTTACTAGATAAGGCTCAATGAACTTATCTTCTAAGTCCAGCACACGAGACATCAATGAACTCTCCAACGCATTGTGGCTAGACCGGCCCGGAACAATGTTCTCGTCTGTAATGTTCCTGATAACTTGGTCTAGCAGTGCGTCTAGGTCGGAGTTGCTATCCAGCACATTCAAGGCATTCATCTCATCCTGAGTGAAAACACGCATACTGTCGAAATACTCGATTGCCGCCCTTGTATCATTCAACTCGTCCACAGTCATTTCGGGGTCAATCAACAAATCCCTGTAATCCGCTAGTGTCTTGTCTAAGTCCTCCAAGCGTTTTTCAAGGGTTGGCATTACAGCCTCACGAGTTGCCTCAAGGCCACGCTTTACCGCCCCCTTGAAGCGGGTGTTGTTGTTCTTGATTAAGGACTTGTCATACTGTCTAGTCACATACCGTGCGGCATGCCTACGGGCAGTAACATCGTCAAAGGAATCGGGGATCATCCCAACCGCTTTGAATATCTTAGTGACCTCAGTTATGTAGGGGTTGTAGTGATCTTTGACCGCCTCTTCCACAGCCTCTATTATGACTCGGGTCTGCTCGGGGGTCTTACCCTCTAGTAAATCGTAAACCTTATTGCTCGTTGATTGCTCGGGCATAAGGGAAGGAGGTAGTGCAGCCTCTTCCTCCGGGTCGAGACCCTCCTCCCTCCTAGCCGCCTTTGCTGTAAGGCTTCTGAACTCGTCCTCCGTGAGGTTCCCCATCTCAGCCTTCCTGCTGTTGTACACATCACCAAGTGCAATAACCCTACGAAGCCCCTCCATGCTTGCTAAGGTTTCAGCGGTGTCCATTGAAGGCTCAGTGAGATCACCCAGAGCATCTGCCGTACCTCTGGTCTTGGTCATCGCATTGGCACCTAGGCGTTGATAGAGCATGTCCTCGGTGGCTGTTATTGTCCATGCAGACCGAAGGTTGGGACTCCACATCATTGTTCTGGCTAGTAACTTACCAAACCAACTGTTGTCATTTCCCAAACCAATCAGTTTGCTGATAGGTGAATCGGGGTCTCTGCCAGCAAGCACCTCGTTGATAATCTCCACCCGCCTCTGGGCAACCTCTGGGGCGAGAGGATTGTCTAACGCATCAAGGGACACTTGCTCCAGCACATCAGTACCAGCCTCATCGGCCTCCAGTACATCCTCTACAGTCCTGCGAACAGCCCCAAGTTCCTCGCCAAGAGTATCCAGCATGCTAGGCAACCCCTCGGCATCTAGTCTCTCGGCTACATCTTGCACTTCACGACCAATCTGGTCATGTATGCTGAAGTTGAAGTCAATCACGCTTTCGACACCTAGTTTGTCTCGTAGAACTTTTCCGTAAGCACTTCCAATACCACCAAAAACGAGACCGAACCCTCCCCCCAAAACGCCACTACCAATAATGATGGCAGCAGACTCCTCCTTTGTCCTTAGGGGCATATCCATGTGGTAAAATGGTTCAGCAACAGCGGCAGTAAGCATGCCCTCGATAGCAGTGGCACCAACCTTGTGCGACAAAGGACTCTGTGAAATGAGCCGCTTTATAGCCAGTTCTTTGATCTTCTCCATAGTAATGCCGGGGTGGTACTTTTTGGCTGCCTGAACAAAGGCCTCATCCATTATCTCGTCAGCCTGAGCAGCCGCCTTCTCAGCAAGTTTCGGGAACATCTTATGAAGCGGTTTCATTCCCAAGGCACCCTTGCCTAGGAAGCCTAGCCTCGCTGCACTTGTAATGGGTATCCAGTTCTCTGGGCTTAGGGAACCTATCATCAAGTATGGAAGAAGCGACTCAGAGAATCCTGATTGACTTAACACCGCTCGCTCTCTGACATCCCTGGAAACCATAAACTTCCTGTAGTTTAGTTCCCCTAAACTTTTGACCTTCAGTAAGCCTGGAAAGTCATCCGTATAGTCAGCATACTGCCCAAGGAAGGCGGCTGGGTCTTTATTGAACTCCACCTCGAATCGAGTAAGCCCAGTCTTCTCATCAACCACCGGGGAGTCTTCGATACCACCCAGTATCCACAAATCGGTGGCAAAGTTTAGCCCCGCAGTGACGAGGTTGCCTTCTCGCCATGCGGCATTCCACCAACTGGCTGCGGTCCCATACTCTGCCCTGCCCTCAAGAGGCTCTGCTCTACCACGGTAATCTAAGATTCTGCCCGTGTAGGATAGAGACTCTCTCTTGCCCAGCAACTTGTCCCCCGTGGCACTTTCTTGCCTAGTACCCACCTGACCTCCTACCGGCTTCCCGTTCTTTGGCTCGCTTCGCCGCTAGTTCTGATAGAGACAAAACCACCTGCTCAATCTGCTTAGGTGTGGCTCCAGCCTCTTCCAGTAGCCGGTATCCAATGGGGCGGGAGTCCATCAAAGTCTCCCTGGAGACAATCAATGGTGTATTGCTGGTTCCAAGAAATACTGGGGCAGCCGGTGAATCGTAAGGTGCACCTACAAGTTTAACACCTATGGTCATGCCGCCATCCCCATTGTCAACGAGGTGGATTGTCCGCTCTCCCTCCTCGGATTTAGCAAGCATCTGATAGGCAATCCACTCTTTGTGGACACCGCTACTAGAAACCACGGGCAATGTGACCATCTTGGTATCAAAGAAAGACAGAATGTTATCAGTGGTCACAAGGGGCTTATCAACCCACTTGAACTTCGGTTTCTTCTTCCCCTTTACCAAAGGCTTCGCTGAATGCTTCACAAACGCTTTCTCTTTAGCCGATGCGGAACTGCGGAGTTGCTCGTCTAATGCAGCGGCAACATCCCAGCCAGAGTCCGATAGACGGCGCACCAGTTCTGCTCCTGAGAAACCAGAAGGAAAACCACTCCTGTCCGGCCAGTTACTAGTAACCCATTCGCTATCAGCGAACGCCTTGATTCTTCGCTCTAACTCTGGATAGTCTTTCTCCTTCACACCCCATTGCTCTTGAGGAACTGTCTGGAGATGGTTGAATACTGCGGTGGCAAGCACTTGGCGTAGTTCTTCTGGTGACTTGCCTTCTGTCCCAGGAATATTTCCTGCATAAACCAGAGATGACCGCTCACTCCAGCCCATGCCAGGATCTTGTGGCCCAAACCTAAAAGGCCTAACACGGTTGTGCAGCCACGACATGGTTAGGGATGTAAGTCTGGAATCTGACCCCTCGCCGCCGGTCACGGATTGAGGTTCTATCATCTCCAACGCAGTTAGCATTTCGATAAGGTCGGGAGAGAACTCGTTATATATCCTCTGGAGTTCTGTTCTGGATGGTTTGTAGTCCGAACTGGGGTTCCCCACCAGCCCCCTGCCATTTCCCCACCACCCAAATGTAACATAGTTCAGCGAGTTGGATATAAAGTCGGGGCCAGTGGGATCTGCTGGAGAAACCAGTCCAGGACTCTCATCTGGGCCAAACTTCGCCAGTATGTCTACAATCCTACTTGACAGTGAAGCCTCACCAGCAAAGTCCCCCAACCCCAACCTCCGTCTGGCTCCATTAATGGCATTGGTGCTTTTCATATTCACGGCAGCATTGTGTATCTCTAAGAGGGTCAGCCGCTTGCCGTCATTACCCGTAATCTCTGCCAATGTTCTATTACCCTCAAAGAGAGTCTTTAATAGATCCATAGGAAGGTCCACCCCTGAGAGCAAAGCCTCTATACCAAAGCCGCCATCAATGAAGTATTGGGGGTCGTCAGGACCACCCTCACTCAAAGCAAACGCCCTCTGGGACTTTGTAAGGTCGGAAGGCTTCTTTCTGATATTCCAACTGTCATTTGGGGTCCAATAGTTATTCAGAAAACTCTCAAGCACATGGTGCATCGGGTTTTGAGCGTTCCCGAAACCATTTAGCATGTCAGCCAATAAGAAGTGCGGAATGTTGCCGCCGTTATTGTTGGCATAGTTACTCCCCACCTCTGCATAAGCGGCTGCCACATCGTCTATACCTGGAACCGACTTGTTCGTCCAGGTTGTTCCCCGCTCCTTTGCCTTCGCACGAGCAATCCTAGTTGACACCGTGTTAATCTCGTTGCGAGCAAGGTTGGAAAACATACGCTGCATTGAGGGTTCTGTTATTATCAACTCACCCAAAGAGAGCGGCTCCGTTAACCGCTCCCCCCTCATCAACCCAAGAACCTGACGGCCAGCGTTCATTGTCTCTGCTTCGATGTTCGCTAGGCTTTCGCCACTCTCCCCAATGACCTTTAAAACACCGTCCCACAACTCTGGTTCTAAACCAGCACCACGGAAAAATGTAGCCATTGCCGCGAACTCTCCCGTACCACCATTACCAGAAGCAGGAACACCGAGTGCTTGCCCAACCCTGTCGGCAGTCACACTTATCGCCCCCGCAGCCGCACCCTCATCTACAAGAAGTTTTTTCATATCTTGGTACATGTTGCCAACCTCGTTCGAGAGCCACTGCATGACAACATCTTCCGGTAAGCCTGCCTGGAGTAATGCTGTCTGGAAGCCCATCCCAAGTTCTACTGGAATGCCATCTGGAACCAATGTCCTTAGTTTTTCGATGTCATCATCGGTTGGTTCTGTTACTAAGAACAACTTGGCAATCAACCTAGCATCCTCGTCGGACATGTTTTTGTCTAGCACCACGGTTCGCCCTGTGCCGTCAGCGGTCTCGACTTTTACATTGTCCCCCATGAGTCCTAGATAGTACGAGAGGTTTGTCCCGCTTTCGTTAGCCTCCGAACTCCAAGCCATGAGGGTGCTCATCAACGCCCCGTCAGCCGAACTTTTGAGGGCAGCCAAATCCATCGAGGTAGCCCCCGCCAGCATTGCCTCTTCAAAGGCTTGGGCCATTTCCCACATCCGTGGTTCAAGTGTGGAAGATAATACGGATGCGGACCAATCAGTCCTTGGGACCATTACGCCATGCTCGTTCATCACCGTACTAAGTCCCGCAATCTCCTCCTGTGCCGCCTTCTTATGCCTTCTAATCAGCCCTTCAAGAGACTTAGTAATAATCATGGGTCTGAGGTGTTTATTACGATCAGATATACCCTCTTTGTATAGTTTTTTGCCAGCGTCCGTTTTGGGAGTGAACTCGTCATCTAGGCCGAGCAGTGCTTCCGTAGTCCCGTCAAGGATAGCAAGTATGTCATAGCCATCTTGGTTCATTTCTTGTTCATGGATGGCTTGATCCAGGACAACGGTGAGATGGTGTTGGTTGTTTGCGGCCCAGAGTTCTATCCCTCGCCTGTCGTCATATAGGTTGTCCTTGAGAACTTGCTTACGGTCTTCTTCTTGAGCACCAAGGAACAACCCAGCAAGGCCACGGAGTCCCTTCTCGACACCACGGGTATCGAGTGCCCTACTCCTCAATGGATTCATAGGATCTAACTGGGTTCCGGGCTGGTAGTTCCTACGCCTATCCTTACCAAAGCCCGACTGAGTTATCTTAGCCATTGCTTAATGCCCTCACTGCCTCTTTGTAAACCAGCCCATGAGTCCACCAAGGCCACCCCAGCGAGGGTCGTATACAGTTTTGCCAGCAATCTTGGGGCCGCCCATCATCCCTTGCGTCATAAGAGTGGCACCACTAATAACACCAGAAAGGGCATCCCACCTGGACTGCTGCTCTGCCTGATCTATCTGGGCCTGATTGTTGAGGAACTGAGATTTGGCCCCGCCGAGTTGCAGTTGGGTGTCAAGAGCAACATTCTTCGCAGAAACCTCTCCAGTCTTCTGGTTACCACCTAAGCCCCCCATCACTTTACTTAGTGAGGTAGACTCCGATTGCCTATCACTCCCCTGTTGAGCAAAGCCCCTGGAGGTTTGTTGATAGTTTTCCATGTTGATGTCACTTGCTTCTTGAGCGGCTTTATGTGCGTCTATGCCCCCCTTGACACTCATCCCAGCCTGAATGCCGCCCAGAATCATTAGTTCAATGCCCACTTTTTTCACCCACTTCCACTCTGGTAAACCGCATAACAACTATCTCCAAATCCCCCCACTCTCTCCGCTCTCCGCTATCCCTGAAGCCCAGCCACCGCAACCACCTAAGCGTTCCCTTATCCTCTTGGTTCGCATGAACCGTCACATCTAGGCCAGCCCTATCAAAGCGTCTAACCATTTCCTTGACGGTCTTGGAATACTCACGCTGGTGGAACTCTATCAGTCTTCTGCTTGGAGCACTCCACAACTCCACTGTAGGCCCATTATAGGCGCACCCGAGGCATGCCTCAATCTCACCATCTACAATCATGGTAATAGAATCTGGTACGCTAATCCGATACTCCCAGAACGGAGTTGTTCTGGCTCCCTCTATAAGCCTTCCATTCAGTTTCCATAGGTCGCCTAGGCGGTATGGTCTAAGTTTAATCGCCAAAACTAACCTCTGTACTCACTGCGGAAACCTCGATCTGGTAGGGCACGGACTGAGATATGGTTAATACTGGGTGAGTCCCATAGTCAGTTAAAACAGGCACATCCACCCAGCCACCGAGAACAGCAACCGCCTCCGTAGGCGTAGCATTAGGCACTGAGTCTATTGCAAACTGCTCAATCTCCAGCCCCTTGGTGTTTTGAACATACACTAACACCCTACTGTAGTTCCTACGCTTGCCATGAGTTGGGGATCTACCTATCATGGTTTCCATGACCATTGGGACCAGTTCAAAAAACACCTTCCGGCCTATAGTCACACTAGAGGCAGACTCCCCTAAGCCGAAACTTGCCAGAGACCCGCTACCATCCGCATCTAGGTTTACTTCGCCTACATAGACACCATCCACAATCACTTGAACCTGCTGGCTCTTTAGGTGGCTACTTACAACCTCAGTTGTGGTGGCTCCGGTAGACAGTATGGTTTCTTCAACGCTGTATGTCACTTCCTGGTCAAGTGTGTATATAGTCCCAAACGCTTCTATCGCCTTATGGGTGGCGGCACCATTCACCCTATCAACCACTGCCCAGATATTGTCGTGTGACTCTCCAGCAGTGAGGGAGTGGAGGGCGGAGATCCAGTTCACAGCATTGGCAGCCCCAGATGCAGTGGTATTGCCAGTCCTGAACGAAGTCCAGCCAACGGCCTCTGTTGCTGGCCTCCAGTTCAAGACACACAGGGCACCGCTAGATAGCCTAACCCACACAAGCACATCAGGCTGACTCACCATTACGATCTGCTCTATTGTGTCGTTAGCAAATAGGTGGTCGGCCAAATCTGTCAGGTCAAGTGCATCGTAAGTGTCGCCTGTGTCGCTGTATGAAGACTGGTACAGGCTTTTCCCGCTCCGGCCAACAAACACCGTGGTCGCACCTAGGCGAACTGGCATAACCCGACGACCACCATAGGCACTCGTCTTCATTAGTATCGTGCTCTCTGGAGTGATTGGGACTCCTGAAGCCCGAAACTCTGCACTCTCAGTCCCAACCAACAAGTCCCTATTGCTGTCTACCCAGTTAACTCGACCCTCACCAACGGCCCTCAGGAGCATCCCGTCCCCTGCGTTAGCCTTACCCAAAGAGAAGTCTAGAGGCTCTCCAGACCTCCCTATTGTAATCGCCTCAGAGTATTTTCCCTGATACCCAGCCAGCACAGATCGTCCTTGGTGATTTGTCCCCACTGACGGAAAACCAGACCCCTTACTCATCCCTATCCCAAGCCTGAAGGTGGGTCCAATGTGAGACCGTGGCACCGAACTAACGAACTTATAAGACCCATCCACTTTCTTTTCAGTAATGCGTCCCACGCCTCCCTGCACAAACACTGAGCCACCAAAAGTAGCAACTCCATCGGCCCCATCGAAATGCGCTTCATGCTGGACCGGAAGGAAGTCCCCCCCGCTACTCATAACAACGCCGTCAGTCGTTAATAGCGATTTGAAATCACTGCCAGAACCAGACCAAGTACCAGAAGTGGCGTAATATGGCCGCTTCACTCCATGCCTTGTGCCCATCTCCCACAGTTTGCCTGTGGCAGACGGGGTCTCAGGAGGGCCGTATGTGTTTAGACGAAGCACTATGAGGGAGTTGGTCTCTTCAACCACGCCAACGATAATCCAGTAGCGTACTCGCAAAATGAAGGTTCCGAGTAGGGAGTTGTCTACTGGGCGACCATCGCTAAAGGAGATGCCATTCACCTTATGTATCCATTCATTCCCACCCCATGCACTCCCACCGCCAGTGACAACAACGCTAGTCTGCTCAAATGGCCCACACCAGTCATTTGCGTCTGTCCCCCAGTCGGCTTCTTCTACAGGCCACATCCAGCCATCAATAAACTCTATCTTGGTAGGGCTTAGGTACTTCTTAACATAGAAGAACGCCCCCGCAGGGAAGTCATCAATACTTGGGCCACCATATTTCCAGATGGTGCCAACATCATTTGGAGAGAATATCTCAGCCGTGGCAGTTATTATGTCGTTGGTACTATCAAGGGTGAGACTTATACCTGTATCCTGATAGTCCACCTGCGGACTGGTATCATAAAAAGGAGCAAGCCCGTAGTCCCAGGTTTCGTTGCCACTTGAGTCCGTTGTTCTCTCCAGGTAGTGGGGGGGGTGGTTCGGATGCAAAAGAAAGAGGATGTTGGTTGACTGGAAATAATGGATCTCAGGAATCTCCGTTACCGAGTACGGAGTATTGTAATGCATAGTGGTAGTGCTCGCAGGAATAGGCCCGTGCGTCTCAGTATCCGCAAATCCAATAAACGAGTAGCCCTCAATAACCTTCAGAACAACATCGGTACTTCCGTCCTTCTCAGCAAGGACAACAATGTACTTGCCGCCACTCGTGGTCTTGTAGGGAATAGTAACAGCATCGCCAGTAAGGGTTTCCGAGAAGGCGACATGCCTGCTCCCGTACCGCTTGACCATTGACCCTTGCCCAGTCAACAAGGCGTTCCTTGCCAACTTGGCCCCTCGTTTAATGTGAGCGGCTGATGACAGTGGGTATGCCCTTGGGCTTACCTCACCCGAAAAGAAGCCCTCCTGAACAAGCCAACTCATTAGTACCTACAATCAAGCAACGAAGTGGACTGGAACATTTGCGGAGTGCCCTCTTGCCCGTCAATGCCCTTAGCAGCAACAAGTGCCTCTTGAGCCTTCATCTCCATCATCTCCATGTCGGACGGAGACTTTCCGAAGTTTGGAGCAGCGTGGGCTGCAAGAGCCAGCCCCATAGCCCACTTGGTCATCGCACCAAGTAAGTCAATGTTTATGTCACCAACATCAAATATGTATTCCAGGTAGAGTTCTGACTCGTCGGTAAGCAAACACCTAGCGAGATTTCCATCCGTGTCCGATACAACCTCTACTTCCCAAAGGTTGTGCCCACCAGAACCGCCTATAGATGCGGCATTGAAGGAGTTTGGCACATTCTCCTTGCCATTCACCCTGTAGGCACGAATGTAGTCTGAGGGTAGCGTAAAGGCGTAGTTCCACCTTAGCCCAGTTGGGTTGTCTACATATTTGACCAACTTAGCGGTACGCTTGCCGCCATTCCAAGTGTGGTCAGAAAGGAACTTGGTTCTAAAGCCCCCGTTCCACACAGCAAGGAGTAGGGTGGCTTGTGGCGATTGATCTCCAGTAGAGGTGACGGTTGTCACACCCAACTGGACTAAAGCGGTATTCCAAATCTCTTCTACCGACATGAGTTCTCCGTTCGTTAGGAGGTTTGATACAACGCTCCCTTTTCCATCTATTTTGGCTGACTGTTCTAGCCACCGTGCGTTTAGCGTTCCGTCAATCGCTCCCCGTCCGGTTATCAACACTAGGGGATTATAACCAGCACCACCTTCTGCGTCAGCAGTTGTACTGCCGTATAGCGGCACCTCTAGAGGAAGAATAATCAACTTCGGTCCATCGGCTCCACCATCCGCAGTGACCCCTCCAGAACCGTCAATGCAGAAACTCATATCTAAACCCGTTGGCCCCCCCACTCCGGTGCTCGCAATCACGATTCCTTTTGACGGTGTGCCTTGGGCGGTTGCAATAACCGCAATATCGAGGTGGGTGACAAGGTTCCCCGGCCCCTCCTCGTTTGGTATCAGTGGAACCACATAGTTTTGGAGAGTGAAGCCCAAGCGAACTACCACACTAGGCTCTACCAGGATCGCCTCCACCTCGCCGCCCACCTCTGTGGCGTAACCAGAAGCAACAATGTCAATAGTTCCGAACCTCTTAGTCCCCCCTGAGGGGGTTTCTGCTAAATAAGCAAGTGCATCAGAGGCAGAGGCGGTGCCGGAAATAGACCTCAGATACTCTAGTTCTGGATCGAGGCTATCTCCCGAAGTGGTGGAATCGACAAGATTGGACTCTACCACCGCCTCCTCTGCCGGTAGTTCATAGGACAAGGCATCGGCAGAGGTGGCTATGTCTACAAGGCTTCTAAGAGCCTCTAACTCTCGAACTAAAACATCGGAAGCGGCGACTGAGTTGGCAATGCTTCTAACGGTCTCTAGTTCACGGGCCAACGCATCGGAGGCAGTGGCCGTGTCAGCGAGGATGGCCTCTTGCTCTAATGACTTCGCATAGGACAAGGCATCCGAGGCAGTGGCCGTGTCGGAGAGGGCTTTGCCCACCACCTTCACAGCGGCTAGAGCGTCTGAAGCGGTGGCTGTGTCGGAAAGGGTGGCCTCTTGCTCTCCTGTCTTGGCATAAGACAGGGCATCGGCAGAGGTGGCCGTGTCGGAGAGGCTCCTTATGGCCTCTAACTCTCGAACCAATGCATCAGAGGCAGATGCGGAACCAGAGAGGCTTCTAACAGCCTCTAGTTCACCAGCCAATGCATCTGAGGCGGTGGCTGTGTCGGAGAGAGCGGCCTCTCGCTCTACTAACTGCTCATAGGACAGAGCATCTGAGGCAGTGGCTATTTCGGAGAGGCTCCTTAGAGCCTCCAACTCTCGGACCAATGCATCTGAGGCGGTGGCCGAGTCAGAAAGACTAGCCTCTAGTTCCTCTAACTTCTCGTAGGCCAGAGCATCTACGGTGCTGGTTGAATCAACGAGGCTCCTAACGGCCTCTAGTTCACGAACCAAGGCATCGGAGGCCGTGGCTGTGCCAGAAAGGCTAGCCTCTAGTTCCTCTAACTTCTCGTAAGATAGGGCATCGGAGGCCGTGGCTGTGTCAGCGAGGGTGCTCGGCACCTCCTTCACGGCGGCCAGGACATCAGCGGCTGTGGCTGAGTCAGCGAGGGCGGCCTCTTGCTCCTCTAACTTCTCGTAGGATAGGGCATCTGAAGCCGTGGCTGAGTCAACAAGACTTCTAACGGCCTCTAGTTCACGAGCCAGCACATCGGAAATGGTTTTACTGTCGGAGAGGCTCCTTAGAGCCTCTAGTTCACGAGCCAGCACATCGGAGGCTGACTTGCTATCCGCTAATGAGGACTCATTGACCGTCCCCCCCACAACCGCTTCGGGGAGAAGGACCACCCCGGAGACGCTTCCATACAATGTGTCGGTGGCGACATCAAATGCGTAGGCTTCGGTGCTTGTGTCCCATGGGTCGTCGAAGTCGGTGAACGCTGTGAAGTTCTTGAAGAAGAGAACGCTGCTCATCGAAGATCGGTTATTGTTGACGAACCCGCCATAGGTGGTCGAGGAACCTTGGACGCTATCAGGGGCGGGATGCCACAGAGAGTAGTCGTCAACAGGACTCACCGTGTCATTTGGGGCTGGGCAAGTCAGGCCGCCGGAGTAGGTTGAGGCACTTGGACCGGGGTTTGACCCGCCATCCTGTGCCGTCATGCTCCCCGTTACTGAGGGTTCAGGACCGTTTCCTGCGGTGGAGGTGTTGAATGTGCTACTGGAACTCGTACCACCAAGGGCTATGTTTGCAGAGTTCCTTGGAGTTGCACCTGCCCAGATGGACATGAAGGAACTGCCCAAGAAATCGCTATCGTAGTCAGCGTGAGCAGTGCCCTTCGGGAACACGATCTTGTCGGGACTGTCGGCAGCACTACCAACATTTCCGGTGACGGTTTCTGGCACTTCATTCATAAACGCTCTGGAGATGTCACCAACGCTAACTTGAGTGGTCGTGTCGGTCTTCGCTCCAAGAACCACGAATAGGCGAGAGATGACGGTTGCATTGTCTTGCACCGTGATCGTAGTAGAGTGGACTATCTCAGCCCTGAACCCGGTGCTGTCATCAATGATGTCGTCCTGCGTAACAACCTTTCCCCAGATGCTTAGATAGTTTCTATCGTTGTAGCCGCCTCTTGCGTATCCGAAGTCGATCCACCCGCCAGCACCAGTTGCCGTGGCATAGGCGGGGCCGGAGGTCTCTGTCAAGTTACGCACCGTGATTGTGGACGGATGGCTACCGTCTGTGCCCGCTGGTGGTGTGGCTGTTCCACCTATACCCACCGTTCCTGTGGGAGTCCGTTCAAAGAAAGTTACAATAAAGGCCCAGGCACCCTCATGGTCGCCGCCGGAGCCAACGCTTATATTCGTTAGCGTGTTAGTTCCTACATGAACCACATCCGAGGCATTTGCGATACGGAGTTGAGGTGCCCCGGTCAGATCGCTAAGGGAAAGCCACTCGATAGCCATGTCAGTCTGCCAAGAAGTCTAGTTCGACCGTGAGCGTCCCTGGATTCTGAGACAGCGGCACATAGAACTGAATGATGTCCGTGTTCTTGACGGTGAAGTTTGGATTTGGC